AACTTGATCATCTAAAAGCGAGTCCGATTCAAAAGTCAATTTTACCAGTCTTGTACTTGGTTCAATGCCGGGTATTTTCGTGTTATAACTGAAACTTTGATAATTATTCCTAAAACTTAAAGTACTGTTTTCAAATTGAGTTAAAGGGTCTTGATTATGGGTCCCTACCCTATAATCAACAAAAGTCCTTGCATAATTTAACGTGTCAGAAGGCGTATTTTTAACAGGAACATCATTTAAATAAACCCCTTTAAAAATGTCTTCGTTGCTTGAAGAATTATTTGTAGTTATTATGTCTTGACCTAACCTATCACAAAACCCTTTTATAGGTCCTTCACTTACTAAATCTACTACTTGATAAGCTGAAACTGACTCCAATCTTCCTTTGTTACCATCATTAACGTTTGGACAAACGGTTTTAATTGTTAATTTTTTCCACAAATTAACATAAGATTGGTAAAAATCCCCCTCAAAAGACCAATCAGAATACTTATATCTAGATTTTTGATTTATTAGATTTATAAAAGCCATAATAATTTAACCTTTAAACTCTTCTTCTTCTGTTGCTGCCCCGCCATCTGGGCTTCCCTCAAGAGTTGTAACAATATTATCAGCGAATACGTTATAAAAAGTTGCAGAATCAAATTTTTCTTTATCCACATTAAAAATATTAACCGATATAACACTACCACCAACCCTGAGCCTTCCATACCCTACAGGAACGGGTTGACCTTGGGCTGCAACATTTTCAGCTTTACTGAAAACAAAAGAAGTCGTATTTATGATTTCTGGATCATCAGGAGCAAGCATTTTAGATATGATCATACTTATACCAAAAGAAACGGCAGCAGTTATAACAGATCCAACTATCATTCCAACCGCAGTTAATTTCGTAGCCCCTGCCACAGTTGTTGTTAGGCCTATTTTAAAAGCTATAGTAAAACCAATCGCCCCCATAATAATCGGTAATATTACTATTTTTTTACCTAAAACTTTAGTTTCCCCCAAGAAAGAAGGGTCAACTTGCTGACCGTCAACAAAAATGGAAAAATACCTTTTTTTGTTTAATTGAAGGTATCTTCTTAACTTACCAGTGTTACACTCGATAGCTGCCAAAACTTCTTTTAAAGTTACGCAGCTTAAACGATGGTATGATCCAACAATTTTTCCCAATCTTCCTTCTATGTGAACCTCTGTCATTCACAATATTATACACAATTAAACAGAAAAATAAACTACAGAAGGCAAATCAAACCTGTATAAAGAAAAATTTTTATTTTCTTTAGAAAAAATAATAGAATTATATTGGTGTTCGTTAGATATTTCTATATCAACAGGGCTTGGATTAGCATCGCCTATAGGGTGGGAATGCCAAATAAATTGCACATTTTCTTTGCAATAAATACTGTAATATTCGCTTGGATCTATATAAAAAAAGGTTTTTTGAGCTTGAGAGTAATTTTTTACGATGTGCGTTTTAATGTTAGTTGTGATACCGCATTTTTCATTACTGCTTAACCTACAATAGTTTTGTATTTCTAAACACGAATCAACGAAATCTGTAAGACTCAATTGATGGAAATCCGCCAAACGGTAAACCTTTTCTATACTGTCCATAGAATGAAAATCTATTTTGGCAACCTGTTAATTTTTTAGAGCATTGGTCTTGAGCCCAATAAATTTGCTCATACCGTGGGTCTTGATCAGCGGGAGCATCTTTAATACAAACAAAAAAAGTGTCAGGATCATCCTGTAAATTTTGTTCAGGATCAGATAAATTCATTTTTGCCAAATTGTTGAATTTACTTTTGATTCTTACGATATCTCCCTTAACATAATTTGAAACTGTTTTATCATAATCCCCTCTCCAAGTTAACGCCTTCAAATCATAACCTTCTTTTTCAAAAAACATTTTATCGTTTTCGTCTGATACGGGCAAACCTAAATTTCCTAACTCTGAACCCCCTGAAGTAAAAACCGTAGACGGAGTTTTATTTGATACATTCTCATTGCTAATAACCTGATTATTAAAATCAGAAAGCTGGCCATATTTGCAGCCTATTCCTCGATACTTCCAAGGGCAATAATTAGCTATCATTATTCTAGCTGGTAATTTTACATTTTCAAATTCTAAAGGCGAAACTAGTTCGAATTCTATAAAAAACTTATTCTCTGTTATTTTTTTATTTACGACATAAAATTCATCATCAAACCTTGATTCTGAGTTAGGTACACCAAAAGGATTAAAATTATTTGGAAAATTCGAGTTGTCTAAAAATTTTAAAAACACCCTTTTTCTTGTAAAATTGTTCCCCACTAAATCCTGCCTTCCTTTTAAAACATCGGTAATAAAACCATCTACATTTGCCAAAACTAAAGATGGCCTTGGCATTTGCCCGTCAGCTCTTTTATCGAACTCTGAAGCTTGAACAGGCAGCGGATAGTATGGAAAAGAATCAAAAAATAAAACCTCTCCGCTTATTACGCCCGGATGAAACCTGTATATCCCATCTTGTTCACCTAGATCCATTTCATATAATTCTATAATCGTGTCAGGTAATAAATCTAACAATGATTCATTGTGGTCTTGAGTTGCCATATTAAAATATTATTTACTTTTAAAGTTAAGGGCTTTCAGGTGTTATAATATAACCAGCCATACCGTTATTCATCAGCAAAGTGTTCGTCGGGATTTGAGATGACTGCTTATTAAGCGTATTCGTATAGTTGGTTCCGGTAATATCGGTTACAGTTGCAGTATAAAATACTCTATTCTTATTTACTAAAAATGTGTTAACCGCTTGTCTTTCAGAGTCTGATAGAGCTTTGTTAAATAATATTATATCAGATATACAAAAACTTGCTCCATCTCCAGCTTGCACTTGATCTCCTAAATAAGCAGTATTATCGCTATTAAAGTAAAGTTCTCTATTGATTATTGTGTTTGACGATTGCAATTCTGTACCAGAATAAACTTCATGTACAAATCTGTTGGAGTTGATTTTTTTTACGGATACATTGTACACAAAAGACGAAGACGGGTTTAAAAACCCACCCTCACCACCCCAAAACTGATCTTTAAATGTGAATCTATTGTCTTCTAAACCCATAGATTCTACAACTTTTAAATCTCTCGTATACATTTTTGAAGTGTTATTGTTTTTACCCCATTGATGCAATTTAAATGTTAAAGGATAATGGCCATTTGCATTGAACTGCCTATAATCAAAACCATCTGTTCTAGGTATTAAATTGTAAAAAACTTCAAAACCGGGCATGTTTGACCTAAAATATGTGTCGTTAGCATCTTCGTCCACAACATTATAAAATCGCATATGTTTTAAATTTCCAGCAAAACCTATATGAGCCTTTTGACCGAAATATTTTGTGTCTGCTCGACTTGTGCTGTTTCTAAAGTAAGGCTTGCGACTGTTTGTTGTTTGCTCTAAATAAGGAATAGTAGAACTTAAAGCGCTTGCATACTCGACTGCCTCCCATTTTTCTACTGTTTGATTATCTGTCGCTTGAGTTGTTCCCGCATTATAAGCTTTTTGATCTGCTGTCCACCTAGCAAAAAAACCATTTATACTGGATACGTCAGAGCTAGCAGCAGGCTTAGTAATGTAAAATAAGTTCGATCTGAAGTTGGCAGATTGATATGTAGTATAATTTGCTGATTGAGCATCTATTGCATAACCAGCAAGTCCGGGTAACCTTGCATTTGATCTGTAATTTCTGTTTGATTCTATACTCAAAGCGTCTTCGCTCTGCAATCTGTCCCCTATGGCCCCAAACACCCCACCTGTACCACCTTGGCCTATTTTTTGCTGATAACTTCTCTCTGTGCCAGCTCCCGGGCCTTCTAGACTTCCATTTCCTTGTATATGCAGTAAATTTCTATAAATATTCAATCCTCCTTTTGAAGTAAAACCTTGCCCTCCTCCCCCGATTCCAGCCATAGTAACACCTACTATATCTTTTACTGAAAAGACATAAGTTTGCTCATTTCTTCGATTTTCATTTTCTGTAACACTTAATACCTGTCCGTTAGCCCCGCCAGTTATCTGAATCCTATTATTTATACCAACTGATCTCGCTAAAACCGGATTAGTGAACCAAGTCGTGTCTCCTCCAGCACCTCCTCCGCCGCCGCCGTAAATTTTTGAACTATAGTGCGCAAAAATCTTAAACTCTGTTATATCGGAATTTGTTATCTTTATGGCTGCATCACCATTTCTACCTTCTGTAGATGGTTGCGTTCCTGTGTACACAACAATAACTTTTGTAGTTCGTGCACTTGTCATCTGTGACCTTAATTCCCCACGAATCCAACCGCCATCTCCACCATCTCCACCTCGACCTGCCACTAAACTATTTGACTGTAATTTTAATAAAACTTTGACTTCAGAACTATTTGAATCTAAAATTCGATCACCAGTTTCAATAGCGGCTTTTCCAACTGTTTTTGATCCCACAGCATAACCTACTGGAACTACTACGTGGTATCCTGAAAAATTATCAGTAAAATCCTGCAAACTAATGTTTCTTTCGGTTAGTTCACTGTTGAATTTAGAGTTTATATTGATATCTGATTCTCCATCTTTAAGATAAGTAATCATAGCTTGTTTTTTCGCAGTTTTAGCATTTAGAATTGTAGAAGGATCTACACTATTATCACTTGGCAACGTAGAAGATCCTGTGACTAAACCTGTCAATATATCGTTATTTAAACCATCGTAAGATAAATCATTTACAGCGTAACCATAAACCCAATCAGTGGTAGTCATTACTGTTGATTGATCTAAACCATAATGAACGCCTCTTATTCTATAATAATAGTCCGAATCAAATGATAAATTCTGATCAAGATAATCTTCGTTTCCAACTAATCCCGTGGGGGTGCCATAATAATAAGAATCTATACTATCTGATCCGACAGTAATATTAGTTAGTGATTCGCCATTGATTTCATACTTTCTGTCAAAACTTAAAGATGCAGAACTGACATCTGCCCAAGATGCAGACTGAGTATTTGTATCAGAATATTGCAATTGATATTCTTCAAAGTAATATCCAGTAGAAGGATTTTTCCATTGAAGCTGATTATAAGGTTTACCTCCATCAGATAATTTCCCAGTTAGCACTAAAAACCCGCTTGGATGTTGGGGTGCGATATCAGGTTGAGGTCCAACTACCGCTGACCTGTTTATTGCTCCAGTAACATAACCTGTGATTCTAACCCTAATAGTTCCTTCAGGGTCAGTTTGATTGTTAATTTTCGATCTTACCGTTAAAACAGGAGAAACAGTATAAGCGCCAGTTCCAGCAGGCCCCGTAGATCCTGCCACTGGCCCACTAACATCTTTGAGTCCATAAAAATCAAAAGGTATTAATCTTGTAGACCCTGCAGGCAAACTAATTTCAGATTGCACTCCAGAAATAAAATCAAAAGCTAATTCTGTATTGTTTGTGACCATGGTCACATCAACTCCATAGCTTCCACTATTAGTTAAGTAAAATCCTGTTCTTATGGCAAACCCAGTTTGAACAGATATTTCCATACCTGTAGTTGCAACAAATTCATTGCCTTCAGCCCTACTTGTTACTGTGCTTGGGAGTGCCATATTATCTTTCTCTTATATAGGGATCTATAGTAATTAAACTTTTAAAAGTAACTTGCCTTGTTATATAATCAATCGGTTGTTCTATAAATTTTACACTAATATCATTGTTATCTTTAAAATTCAAAGTATGGCTCCACTCAGGACATACAAACACTTTATCTTGATTATAAGGAGCTGGTGGCGTAAATCTAAATTGATCTTTTCCTCTATGTTTTTCCAAAAAATGCAAAATAGATTTGGCTTCTTTGTCTGACCTACCCCGCAAAATAAAATTTAAGAACAGTAAGCTTTTATTAATTCCATCATCAACTCTTATATAAAATTCATTTGGGAAGTTCTGTTTGTAAAATCTTGGCGCTTCTTTGAATTGTATACCTTTGTTTATGTCGAAATAAAAAGTATCTTTAACCCATAAAGAATCATTTGCAGCTGGCCCATTTGAAGCGCTTGCAGCTGTAGTATCTAAACCTGTGTAATAATACCAACCGCTTGTGTAATTTGTATAACTAGATCCGCTTGCATAAACAATATCATCTCTTGAATAATCTTCTCCTATTTTGAAAAATCCTTGAGTGTTCTTAAATGGAATAAAGAAATCTTGCCAATCTGTAGTGCTTTGAGTTTCATCGTAAAAAACTGTAGATATATTATTTACATTTGGGTATTCTAATTGATTCTCTATATTTTCTATGTAAAATTCGTGTTCTTTGTCATAAGGCGAAAAAGGGGTCCAATATATACCTGTGTATCCTCCACTTGGCTTTGGTCCTTTGTTAAAAGAATCTTCTAATAAATGAACAGCAGCTTTTGCTTCTTTATCTGACCTTTTACTTAGTTGAACTGAAAACGCAGCCTTTAAACTGTTTTCGCTTTTGCTTAAATAACTATAATATCCGTCTCCGAAATTATTGTCATATGAAGAGTTTTTATACGAAACCGAAGATCCATATGAAGATTCAAAAAAGAACTTCTGAGTCCAAGGAGAATTTGCACTTGGCGGAATATTTGATGTGCTAGATGTTGCCGCAGCACCTGTATAATAATAATGACCAGACTGACTTTGTGTTGCATAATTTTCGCTACCGCCATCAGTAAAACCACTATAATACACAACATCAAACTTAGAATAATTATTCCCAAGTTCAAAAGCTGAAACATTAATATTATTAATACCCGAATTTATTATCATACTTCAGCTTTTCCGGTTAAAAATTCTTGACTCAAAGATAAGCCTCCTTGGATATAACCACCCGCAGTTGCAGATAAGTTATTTCTGTATATTTGACCTGTGCAACCAAACTGTGTTATGGCTGAATCGCCATAAACATCGTACACTTGTATTTCTACTCCAGCTTGATTACCTGTCACTTTTAATATGTCACCAAAGTCTTCGCCTTCAACAGACATGCTAATCATAACATTTTCTTTAGTTACTCTGTAAGGTAATTCATTTGGTATGGTAACTACAGGATTTCTATCTGCAGAAGCGCTATATGAAAAACTAACTTTTTTGTTTACTCCTAAATCATCTCCAGCCAAATAAGAACGCAAACCATGACCTATTAATGTGTCCTCAGGAATAACAGGTAGATTTTTTCTATCCAAGTCTTCGTCACCATCATCAGATAGTTGAGTCAATTCGCCGTATATATCTATTTGTGACTGAAAAACAATAGGCTGAAAAGGCTGAACATCAAAACTTAAAGATCTAACATATCCGCTGGCGAACTGTACACCGCCTAAACTCCCGTTCAAAGGTTCTCCGGTGTGCTCTATAGCTGTTATAGGGTTTAAAAAATCATGAAAACTGCCTGTACAATAATGAGTAAAAGATAAAGTTCCTTTTATTGGCGCAGCTGGGGCATACCTAATTGTAGAACCGGTAACGTTTGTAATAGGTTGCAAAGAAGCTTCGACACCAATAGTAGCTTGGTTTGCTAATATGGTTTGATTAGCAATTTTTAATAACGCATTTTCATATTTTATGAATTTTGTTGCCATTATGTGACTTTAAATTCGTATATTAAAGTAAGATTTATACAACTTTGAGGAATACTACCGCCAGCTTTTATCGCTAGCATAATTAAAGATTTTTCATCAAATTCTAAAGTTCCACCAGTAGAAGTATCCCATTCATAAGTTCCGCCTTCTTCTATCGCTAAAGGAGTATTTGACTTTATAGTTCCACCCGAAAAAGTAATATTTGCACTGTTTGTGCTTATTAGTCTATCGTCGCTTATAGCTGGAAGAGTTCCACCTGACGCTGTAACATTAAAAAACAAACTTGTACTAACACTTATAGGTTCATCATACTGAGCATTAACGTTCCCCCCCGAAACAAAAGCTTTTATTAGTTTGCCTGCGAATGGGGCTATACTCGTTGCTGTGACATTAGCTACAGAAGTACTTTGATGATTATACGTTCCTAAATAAGTACGACCTCCAGCCCTCATCGGAGGCCCAAACCCCCCAAAAAGCTGATTTTCTGTACCATTCAGATAAACTCTTAAATGATAAGCTTGAACAAATCTTCCTGTATTATGACCAGAAGTCGAACTAGATAAATTATGGGTATGTATAGCTCCACCTAAATTAGCTGCACCAGAAGTATTTATATAAAATAAATTTTGATTTAATGTACTTTGAAAATTAAGCGAGGAATCTCCGCCTACACCAGCGTCATTATAATGTATGCCGTAATAACGGGATCCTCCGTTTTGAAAATAGCCATTAATCCAATTTATAATTTGATTTGTTCCATTGAATATAGTATAAGCTGTTATACTTCTTGCCCCATCACCCAAAGTACTATATCCATTTCTTATTCTTAATACAGTCCCAGTACTATTATTAGATGTTAAAGATGCTACAGTTGGAGATCCACCAGTTGCAGAATCGGTAACTGCAAATTTATGGCTGAATGAAGTGCCACCAATATGAACATAACCTTCTGTTCCGCTTGCCCTGCTTATATTTAAAGTCCCTGTTCCAGCAGAATTCGATCCTCCTATACCTACTATGTTTATAGAGCTAGATATATAACTGCTAAAAGCAGTGCCTCCTGATTTACCAGTTAATTTTAAATAAGGGTTAGTGTTTGTGGTAGTTTCTAAATGAAGTACATTTGCGCTAGCATCTTTTACATGAAGCTTTGCATCAGGAGCATTTGTACCTATACCCACAAAATTTTGAGTATCATCAGTTGTTGAAGCAACTTTAGCATAAAATAAAGGGGAAGATCCTCCATTCCCAAAAATTTCCACACCTCCAGTAGATTTATTAGTAGAAGTGCCGCCTCCATACTCCATTAATTTTAAATCACCATCATCTACCCTAATTTCTTTTTTGCTTGCGTCGATTATAATGTCAGCAGTAGAATCAACCCTGAGGTCTGTTAACACATTTAAAGTGCTAGAGCTAGTTGTTGTTCCGACTCCAACATTACCATTGCTAGCTACTACAATATCAGTATTACTACCAATAGCCCTTGTGATAACAAGTTGATCATTTGTATCATCAAAACCTATGTTAAATTTACTCGTACCAGCTTGAATAAAATCAATATAAGAATCGTAACTGTCAGCAGAAGTTTCTAATTTTAAAACAGAGTTTGCAGCAGTTTCGTAAACATGCAAAGGGGCTGTGGGAGCATTAGTACCTACTCCCACATAACCCCCGTCTTTTATAAAAACACCTAAAGTTGATCCATCATCATATAAATTTAGACCGTTACCATCTGCAGCCCAAATACTTGATCGTTTAAATAAATCGTTCGTGACAATA